TTCATTGTCGGCGTTGAGCAACGCCTGAAAGAGTGCATCGTTTTTAGCAAGCGCAAGCGCCTTTTCACCGGTGGTCTTGCTGATTTTAATCGGCGGCTCCACGCCAAGGCTGCGTAACAACTCGCCAAACTGCGGGTTGCTTGCAAGGATAGTTTCTTCGACACCAAGACGTTGAAGAAGTGTTTCTCTCTTTTCTCTTTCTTCGTTAATCGCTTCACTGAGCATCTCCTTATCTAGTTGTAGCACAGGGTTAGTGAACATCTTCAGCGTCAAGTCTATAAGTCGTAACTCTTTGGCAGGGTAGCCCTGCACCAGACGCTTAAAAACCTCCTCACACAGGAACGTATCGTGCGCACAGTAGTCAGCCAGTTCTTTTTCTATCTCATGGGTAAGCTCGTCTAGCCCGTCTGTGCTGTACACAGCTTTGCCTTTGGGCGGCAGGCCAAACTCTTCTGCAAGTTTTGCCAAGCTGTTGCCCACCTCCACCCCACGCAAGGCACGCGCCATGGACAGCGAGTCGAATATGAACGCAGGCTTGCAACCATAGACCCACGACAGTATGGCGACATCGAACTGTGCGTTGTGCGCCAGCACCGCTGTCTCTGACCAGTCTATCGCAGCAAACGCTGCGGGTAGTTCAGCATGGCTGTGCCACGTGGTGTTGTCCTCTCCGTAGTCTTTTATGCAGGCACCAAACGCTTTGAAGTTCTCGTGTCGTATGTACTGCTCAGTAGTAAGTTTAGATAGTGTGTAGTCTTTACTCGACCAGCGTGTTTCAAAGTCAATTACCACTATGCGCTTGTATGGCGGCTTTGACATGTTTGATGTTCTCCTCGTTAATTATGATTGCAACGCCACCAGCTTTACGAATTTTTTCTAACTCGCGGTCTTGTAACGCAGTCGTTGTATTACTGCCTGCCTTGCACTCTATGGCAAAGAAATACCCCTTGTAACAGCCGATGATGTCTGGCACCCCAGCCCTACCAAACCCCCCCATGAGGGGGAGAAAATGGTAGGCGCCAAGCTCATCAAGAACTAACTTCACCTCCTTTTTAACCTTGGCTTCTGGGGTCATAGCGGGGCTTTCTCAAACTCACTGAATGTTAGGGTTGTTTTTTGTGATCTCTTCGCCAGCTCGTACGGATTCACTAGCGTAAAGGGCCATGTAGGATACGGATGCGATGCTTTCCAATGCGGATCGTAGTATGGCGACTTCTCTAGTTCGGAAAGCAAGATCGGTTTGTAGCGCTTTGATTTGGGCATGTAGTTGCTCCTGTTCTTCGGCGTTCATCGTGGCAAGCTCTCTGCCCACACAAGTATGGCGCTGGATGCACGCACAATGTTCTTACTGATGTTGGCGATCTCAAGAACTTCTCGTTCGCTTAACCTTGCGTTTGCGCACAGTTCTTGTAGCCTTTCTGATGACTGCTTCAGGACTATTACTGACTGTGCTGGATCCCTGATCTCTGTTGCTTGCATCCAATACCTCCATTAGTTTTTCAAGATAATGTTTGCCCTTACCAATCTCGGTAAAAGCTTCGTCTTTGTTGCCCATGCGCATCACGTACTTCAGTGCGCCACCACGATAGTAGCCGATACGTTGTTCAACGGGCCACGTATCCACCACATCCCATGGTTCTATGCCCATAAGTTTGTAATGCGAACCACCAATCTGTTTATCTTTTGCTGCCATATATCACCTCAAAGGTTGTTTGTTAGCCCACATGTTTACGCAGGTCTGCTCCAAGTCCATAGAAGGCGGGTTTGTTTTTAATGCATCTTTCAGACCCATGTTGTATGCCTCGATCACGGTCTTGGGCAGTATCTCCATAGGCGGATCGTTAGATTTCATTTTGCTGATGCCGATTGCGATCAGACTTGTTAGCACTACCCCAACCAAGACACCCAGGCCCCACTGTTTGTTGCTTTCGTTCATTACATTCTCCTTTCTAAATGGGCAGTCGCGCCCTTGTTCACAATCTCCTTGGCAGCAGATCATTGGTTTTTCTCCCGCAGCTTGGCTTCGACATGAGAAATTAAATTCTGTATACATTGTCTGGAAGGTGCGCCAAATTTAATTGGCTCATCATTAGGTTCAGTAATTTTTGAATCAAAAACCAAGTCTAAACTTTCCTCATCCGTCAGCCCAACCCATTCACGCTTTGGTGCGGCATAAAGCGGAACCTCATTTACACCTTGCTGCCGGTTAACCCAAAAGTCATGGTGCTCACGATTAAGGTCTTCTACGTGTGCGTACCCCACAGGCTTTTGTTTTTGCCACGTTTTCTCCTGGTACTTGTTCCATGTCGCTTCAACGTATGCTGTCATCTCTTCAGGTGTTATTGGTTTAGCCACCGTTCTTCTCCCGCAGCTTAGTTTCAATGGCCCGTTCGTAATTCCATCCACGAAAAAGGTTGTCCTTTGCCCAGGCCGTGTGGATCTTTTCAATCTCCTCATCGGTCAGGTTCACCCAGGCTCTCTGCTGGCACTCCGTGGCGTAGTGCCTCATTTGATCCTCTGTAAACAGATCCTTTCCAGCAATTCGGTACTGAGCGGATGGCATCTTTGAGATATGGATCATGTGTTCTTCTCCTTCAGCTTAGCTTCAAGCGCAGCAATCATGTCGATAACATACGGGCGGTTTGCCAGTGAGATTTCTCTGGCCTCCTCCTTAGTTAACCCAACCCATTCACGCTCCGGTTGCGCCAATGCTTTCCGCAGTGCTTCTTTGATCGCAACCTCTGTGTCTTCAAGCCCGTGAGCATTTTCAAAATACTTCAACGCCTGCTCTGCTGCTTCTCGTAATTTCATTTCTGACCCCTTATTCTCACCCCACACACCTCAGCCGCTAACTGCCCAACTTGTTGCTGTGTTTTGTTCAAGTCAGTTCTGGTTTTGTAGTCCTCTGAAATTCCATCACAAATCTCAGCACACGCCTCTCGCTCCCTGTCTACCGCCCAGTTCACAAGCTTAAAAATAAACTCATCGGAATCCAAGCCTTGCGGAAGTGCTGCGATTAACTCTCCAATCTCTTTCTTAGTCATGCATCACCTCCTTAATCCGTAATAACGCTCTATTCTTTTACCAAACTCTTCTCCAGTGAAGGGGTTTGAGGTGTCCCACAACTCTTTCATCTGCTCCTTTGTGAGTAACGGTACATGGTGTCGTTGTCTTTCTTTTATGGTCCCGTATTGCTTACCAAAAACCCATGCTGTACGCCAAATGTTCCATAAAAATTTTTGTTGCCTCTTGTTGTAATTTCGCTTCTTCAGAAAGATTTTAAAAGCGTCTTTACATGGAGTCTTAGTCAGTGGAATACATTCTTCGTTCATAGCAACGCCCTTTCATGTTCAGGTTTAGCTGCACGATGTTTTCTTACATCTTTACGCGACACCGTGACGTATCGAGGGAAAGGCCAATCTTCTTGTGGTACGCGCACCGTTACTAGCTCGCCTACTTGGGCTACCACTCCAATATTGCCGGTGCTTTTTACTACCACCCAGTCGTCAATTTTTACCATTGTGTTCGCAGTCAAGTACGGCACAGAATTTACGACATGTGAAGTTTGGTTTTGGGTTCCACATGTCAGTCTCGTATGCTTTTTCTAACCGTGTAATCTCGGATAGCCATTTTTGCCATGACCTATCTTGGTTGTTAGCTTCGTATTCCGCGCCCACTAAATCTGCGGCAACAAGAAACAGTAAGCCGCCTTTCACAGATGTGACCTGTGGGAAATGTTTAAAGACAAGCATAGACAGCAACTCTAACTGCTTAACATCTGCGTACTCACTACTACGCCCTGTTTTGTAATCAACAATCCGCGCCTTGTCTCCGTTTACAACCAGTAGGTCTGCTATTCCACGAAACCACACGTTTGGGTCTGAAAACTTACAGGGCTGAAACTCCTTAGTTAGCCCCATTTCGTACTCGCAATACTTGTCTCCTGGCAACTCTTTTAGCCGATCAAGGTGGGCTTTAAACTGCTGATACGGGGCGGGAAGGTCAATACCCGCGCACACGTATTCTTCTGCGGCTTTATGCACTTCTGTGCCATACAACAGGTGCTTCTGTGGCGGCTCGACAATATCCTTGACCACGCGCAGTCTGTAGTACTTTTGTGGGCATTGTTGGAACAACGATATGCTGCTGTACGACCAAGTGTAGTTACTCATAATTTTTTAGCGCCGCACGCATCAGCCTTAATTCCGCAATAGCCGCATCAACTAAAGCAGCCGCTTCTTTGTATTTCCAGTCAACAGCCAGCAAGTGTGCTTCTTTCAGTAGTCGATCTGCTTCTAATTTATGTGGCGCAAAATCAACCAGTATATTTGCTTGTGGTTCCATAGCTTTCTCCGTATTCAATTTCACAATTAAGAGGTAATGTTTTACACCAATCGGGTCTCCAGCGCATCAGGGTTTGTACTAGTTTTAGTGCTTCTTCTTGCTGATCTTTAGGTACTACAACAACTACAGAGTCGTGCACCGTCAGAGCAACTTTGTACTTTGTTGCAACACGCAACATCTGCTCACCAATGGCGCAACGCGCTATAGCCTGTGTAAAATTTTCAACGGCCTTCCCCCCGTAGATTTTTATCCTATCCCTGCGGCTGGAATAGGTGTATTGATTGTCGCTATCAACTTGCAGATCAGGATAGGAAATAAGTAACCCACTCGGCAGTAAGAAGCCGCCCTCAACTACAGATAGTGCTTGCGGTTGTGTGCCTATTGTTGTGGTTGAACCCTGTGCAATTGCTTTTATGGCGTTCTGCGCTTCTTTCCAAAGGTTAGCTATTCGCTGGTACTTGCTTCGATAAACACTTATGATGCGGCCACACTCTGTTGCTGGCAGATCGACTTTAAACACCCGTAACTGCGACCTAAACTTCTCAGCACCCATGCCGTACCCCGCACCAAGAATTGTTGTCTTTCCAACAAATCGTTCGTTGTCGGTTATTTCTTCTACGGGTTTGTTGTAAATGGCAGACGCCATAATCTTGTAGACATCTTCGCCTTTGTCAAAAGCATCGACTAAGTCTGTCTCTCCTGCTAACCAAGCTACCGTCCGTGCTTCTATCTGTGAAGAGTCGGCATTGATAATGATGTAGCCTTCGGGGGGTTCTATGGCTTTCTTTAACAACGACTTCCTTGGAATATTTTGTAGGTTTAGCTTATCGTCTCCGCCCCATCTACCTGTATGCGCGGCGTAGTAGCGTAACGGTACGGGCATAACCCCGCGTTTGGCTATGCCGATAAATCGTTCTGTGCGTGTTTCTTCCAGGGTACTCTTTGTGCCTAGCCGTGCGGCAACTAACGCTTGCACCATCTCATTTGGGTGGTTTGTCAGTTCTTTAAAGGCGTCGTCGTTCTTAGATAGCGCCCATGTCTCTTTACCTGTTGTCGGACTAATTTTTCTAGGTGGTTCTACACCAATACTTTCCAATAGCGCGGCAAACTTCGGGTTCGACATTAGGGTGTCTCTGTCGGTTTCAACAGCCGCCATAAGTTTAGCCTTACGGTCTTTTACTTCTTCTAAATGCTGCTCAAGAAGTGGCAAGTTCAACTCAAGCACAGGCTCAGTGAACATACGTAGCGTTAGGTCTATCAGCTTAAACTCTTTCTTGCTAAACCTTGGCCCCATCTCCATAAACAGTTTGTAGGTGAGATCAACGTCGTTCTTGCAGTACTCTGCGTATCGTTGAAGTTCTTCGGAGCTAAAGTCTCTCCTGCGTTTGCCAAGAGCGTTTAAAACTTCTTGGCCTTTTACTCCCACGTTATAGCGTGCAGCAAGTTTTGCCAAAGAGTTACCAACCTCAATGCCATCAGTAGCACGCGCCATGCACAGAGTGTCTAGCCATGCCATTGGCTTAATGCCAAAACGCCACGACAGTATTGCACCGTCAAACATTGTGTTGTGCGCTAGAACAAAAGATTCGCCCCACTTAAATTGATCTAACCAAAACTTAATCTGTTCTTTAGTACCAGACACCCACTCAGGTTCTTTGTCGCCTACCTTAACTGAAACGCCTATTACTTCAAAGTTGTCATGGCGTATGTACTCTTCCGTTGTCATCTTGGTGAGGCTGTACTCTTTGTCGTAGTAAGTCTCAAAGTCTATCGTTAGTATCATGGCGTCTGTATTTTCATCATTGCTTTTTTAACTATGTCTTTTTCTATTTCATCACGAGTTGGCTGTGTAATTATCGCCACGATCCTATGAAGTGTTGATTCTCGCTGTATCTTTTTCCATTTTATGTAGATAAGAAATCGCTCTATAAAATTTAAATTACGCACCCCTCTGTTCAAGATGTTCTCCCACTTTGATAGATCTGTAGTAAATTCATCTGGAAATGCATCCATGCGCTCTATCAAAAGTTTTACGCGGTCATCAACTAACTTCATGCTTTCGCTCCTTCTTTGTGTGGTCACTAGTCAGAATTTCTTCTAATGGCCCAACATTTTCGCCGTATATGACATAACAGACCCCGCCTGCCAATTCAATGCGATCTAACTCTCTACGCTGTAGTGCAGTCAGACGACCGCCTTGTGCCTTGCACTCAATAGCTAAAAACTTGCCGTTGGCACAGCAGATGATGTCGGGGATTCCACTTCGTCCGTAGCCGCCTGTTGCTGGCATGAAGTGGTAGATGCTATGCTTGTCGAGCAAAGCCTTAACCTTGGCTTTGACCTTAGCTTCTGGTGTGGATGCCATGTACGCCTCTCATCAATTGTGGACAGAGTATACAATGGCTTTCGGGGGATTGCAAGAGGTTTTTCTCTTGGCAATAAAAAAGCCCGAACATTTCCGCGCGGTGCGGTTTTGTTCAGGCTTGGGGGGATAGGTGCGGGGTTAGCAGATTAACCTGCCCCGCGCAGGGTGGGAGCGTCCTATCGCATCTGCAATACGATTACTGCTACATAGTCACGGTATCACCGTCAGTGATTACAAAAAGTTCTGAATCATCAGCCGTAAGCTTCACGCCAACATGATCAAGCGGCTCATACTTGGGCATCATCTTCAGCATGGTTACCTTCTCTTGCATAAACGTCGGCATATCGTATGTGGTCTCGTACCGAACGTAACTCATCTCGTCTCGGCATTTCGCACTAGCGTATGCACCGTCTACCAAGACACCCACAATATACAACGAACCGGCTCGGTGTCTGTCGATTAGGTCAGACGTAGAAAGGTACTGTGCGTATGTTTTGTAAGTATCGTCATCAAACGACTGAAACGCAGTCGGTACGGCAATGTCAACGCCACGCGCTTTTTCCAAAAAGTAAGCCACAACATCCATAGACATAGAGTTACTTGCACGCACTTTGTCTTTCAAGCTATACCTAATGTTATCGTTCAGACTATCTAGCTTACTAAAGCCCAGCTCGATTAACTTCTTACCTAACAGTTGAGTCTCTGGAAACAGGAGATGTTCAAGTGCAATTTTAACTGCCTTGTTCAAATCTTTAGCTACCTTAACATTACGGGGGCCACGCTCCTTCTTGATGGAAGCGGCAGTAATTGCGAACCACCTAGAATTGTTGCCTTCTCTATCTTTACGTTGATAGTTTGTGTTTATGTTTCCTATGTGTGCGCCTTTCATCCACACATCTGCGCCAACGAGAACACACTCGTGTTGGGGTGTCTTTTTCATACGATCAGGCTGAAACTCAAACAGTGGGCGCTTGGCTTTTATCTGGGTTAGGATTGTCGTAAGGTTAGGGTCAACGGCATCGTACTTTTGCCCTGAATGCATAAACTTAATCATGTGTTTCTCCTTAGAAACTGAATTTAGAAAGAATCTCATCTACGCGTGTCTTAACTTCTGTGCGTATGTCGTCGTTCTTGCGCAAGTCTTTAGCATCAACGCCAACTAGCACCGATGCCAACTCTTTGCGTGCCTGCTCCATCTGTGTATCTTTCGTGATGTTCAGTACCGATAACATCTCGACCAACTCTAGAGCATTACTAATCATGCTGTCCTTGAACCCCACATTGTCTCCCGTAGCGTCCTTAGCCAGCCTACCACTCATGTGCGTAAGGCACTTGTGTAGCCGCTCCCATGCTTCTCCCATTGCGTCCTTAAGTCTTTCTTGAGAATCAGCAGTGAACTGTCGTATCAACTCCTGCTTTGCCTGCTCGTTAATATCAATACGAAAGTCGTTCGCAGTCGGCACAGGGGAGAAGGTGTAATAGAACCGGAACTTATCCGCTATCTTGTTAACATCAGGATACTCATCGCGGTTGAACAACTTACCCAGATGGAACGCAGCAGCATCGACAAGTAGCGGGTAGTCCACAAGAAACTCTTGCACGAGTACATTGAACGACTCTTCCCACTCATTAAGCTTCTGCTTGTACGCAAGAAAGTTTTGCATAGGCAAGAGCCTTGTGCCTTTATCTGACCAAGGCAGAGTATTAAACACGTGCCACGACCGAACAACTGCGGCAAACTTAATAATGTCGTCTAACTTCTGCGTGCCTGCCAACAGATTCTTGTTGTAGTTACCAGACCTGGCGCGAGCCTCATTGACCTCATCTACTTCTTGAGAAACCTTCTTGTCTAGCTTGCGTGCAGTCCAGCAAGAGATAGACAACTCTACAAGCATTGAACTTGATGCGATGCTAATTGTTTCCATTGTTGCCTCCGTGTTGTTTAACGAGAAAGTCGATTACTTGAGTGATGGTCAGAGTCAGACCAAACTTTTCCTTAAACGCTTGTTGTAGCTCTACCAACTTCGCGTGTGTATCTACAGCAATACTTATCGTGTGCCTTTTCATACGTGCTCCTTGATGTGAATAACAATGCCATGCTTTGGACTAAACCTTCTGTTGTCTACCACGCACCAGACCAACGGCGCGTTAATGCCAAACCAATTACCTTCTGAATTAAAGATACCGTCAGTGAACTGAATGAAACAATCGAACTCCATGTTCTTCTCTTTGATGTAATTCGGTACAACCTCTGCTCTAGTACCACCTCCACCTTTGGGTTTAGTGGTGTTGGCAAGATTACTAACCTCGGCACCCTGGTACTTCTCATGCGCCTGTATCTCTGCATCCCAATAAATAAGGTCTACTTCATCAGGCATAACTTCGTTGCAAATAGATACGATCTCAGACATGAACTGATTGAAGATAGCCCCACTGGTAGAGCCTGAAGTATCTACACCCAGACCGACATTTCTCAGCTTTACAGAATAAGATGAAGGCATATGAATATCAGAGCCAAGAAGTCTGCGGTTGTACCTACGCCAAGTGCTATCGTCGTTACCCTTAACCAAAGTCTTGACCACATCACGCAACGCATCGCGCCAGTCTACCTCTGGTGTAAGCAACTCAGATATTTCCCGAGAGACTTTGCCACCCAACTTACCAGCCAACAACGCACCTTGCCGTAGCGCGTTATCAATCTCGCTTTCTATTTCCTTAAGCTTCTCCTGCGTAATTTCTTGCGCTCCTTCCCAGTCATGCTCGTCCATCTGAACATTTCCGCGCGGCGCGGTTTTGTTCCCGTTGTTACCCTTACCGTTCCCGTCTTCATTGCCTTCTGTGCCTTTCTGTTTTAGTGCATCAAATACTTGTTTAGCGTCCATGCCACGAAACGATTCATCAAGCAAGCCAATAGGGTCACCATCTTCATCTGTTGGCATTCTTACAACAGCTTCTTGTGGATCGTAGTCGTAGATTTGCAGGTTAATGACGTAGTCACACGCCATGTTCGCAAGCATGGGATTTTCTTTGTACAGACTCTTCCACACCGTTAAGTGTCGATAAGCCTTGTGCATAGTCTCGTGCAACACAATAAACGCCACTTGTTTGTCGTCTAGCTTTTCCACGAATGCTCTGCCGTACTGGACATTGATGCCGTCAGTACGCGCAGTCGGCAGGTCATCACGCACCTCGACCTTGCCCACCATGAACAAGCCAGAGAATAAGCAAAACTGTGGGTCACGCATAAGAGTCACGTGCGCCCTCTCAACTTTCTGTTCGGCTGTTAGTTTCATATGTTTCTCTCCTAGAATAAGTACTGGTTTTCACGCATCCATGTAACGAACGGTGTACTCGTAGCAAGTATTGTTTTCTTCCGTTCGCTCATAAGGCCAGACAGACAGAACACAGACTGCAACTCTTTGGGCGTACGCTTGAGATACTCAAACCATTTACCAACTGAGTCGCGTTCTATTCTCTGCAACGCAGAGTAGGCCAAGATGCAAAGAGCAGCCGGACTTGTAGGTACGACCGCAGTACTCGGGTTAGTGATGATGCTCTCCCACGTTGGTAGCGAGTCGGCAACGCGCAGATACGACACAAGATCTCGTGCACCCGTTTCACCAATAGTGCCTGCTAGTGCCGCCATCATCGCCGCTTCGCTGTACTTGCTACGGTTCTTGACGATGTTGCTTGCTTTAGCCAACGAGCGAGGGCAGACATAAGACTGCTGTGGTTTCTTCGGGTTGTAGATGTATGGGTTCTCTTCTTGCCCACCGTCCAGATACGACGCAAGAATGTGTGGATACTCTTTGCCCCAGGTTATGACCTCACTAGCAATGTCATTAGCCAATGCCCAAGCACCCCACGACCCCTCTTCAACTTTACCGTTAAGCCCGATGCCCATAGTCGGCTTGGACACAGGCACGACAGTTAGTCGGCTTCGAGTATGACCTTTCATTACATCGCCCACGCTATCAGATGTTGTGTTGCCTGCGGTTATGACGATGGTGTCTTTGTGTTGCCTGATGCCACCAATCCTTCGTTCGTTCAACAGTGGATGCAACATATTCTGCACACCCTGCGAACCCTTAGTGAACTCGTCAAGAAATATGCAGAGTGGTTCGTTAGTATGGAATCCCCAGAACTCATTGGGATAGAACGATACTGTCTTGGTGTCATGGTTCGGCACAGGAATGCCAAGGTCACCCAACTCTACATTCGGCACATCAATATAGATGCCACGCAGACCCGTACGCTTGACGATATCTTCGTGCATGGCTGTTTTGCCGATGCCTGGTTCGCCCACCAGATGAACCGTGTTTGTAGTACCAACTGCACAGATAAGGTCTGCGGCCTCGGACAACGATGCTTGTTTGCTTAGACGGACTTCCATGTTTACGCTCCTTGGTTAAAATATATATCGTGCACTGCGATGTACTGCTTGTTCCTATTGCCATTTATCACACCTGGCGGAAGTTCTACATAGTCAAATATCTCTCTAGCATAGACAACCTTCAGGTACTCATCAAAAACATTGCTTATGTCTTTAGCATACTGACCTCCTGGGTTCATAAATACTTCTTTCCCAAAGTTCAACGGTAGCGCCATCGCCGCCATCACTTTAAAGCAATAGTAGAACTCACCAAGATCTCCAGACTCCACCATTGCATCTATCTTCGGCTTTAGGTTACACACTAGATCTTTAAGTGTGAGTGTGTAGTGCAGTCTGCCCGATGTGAACTTACTGAAGAACGCCATACACTTGACCACGTTATCTCTCACTTCTAGTTCTTCAACAGCAACTTCTTCTATTACCTTACCCATCATGGCGATGTACTTCCGCAACTCCGCATGGCGTTTCTTAATTTCTCCAAACGCTTTGCGGTTCAAAAGATAGGTATGATCGTTCACCGCGTTGACTATCACTCCGTCCTTGAGAATCATCGTATCTTTATCGTTTTTGATGGACGATCTTTTCCCTTCGTAGATGATGTACGAATTGCCACACTTAGGTACAATAGCCGCACCACAGACAATGTAAGAAAACTCCCGCGTTGATGGTGTGTTGTACCCGCACAGGCTCACGTGTATCTCGTTGTTTGGCTTGTAGGTCACCACCTTGTGCCCGTAGAGAGTGCACTGCACATCGCCCTCTTGGGTCACCGCAATCCTTGCGCGTGTGTACCTACGGTTTTTACCAAGCGGTCTTAGTCCTTTGTACTCGCCACTCTTGAAAGGCTTGACGCTGTCGTGATGCGCCAATGCTTTGTCATAGTTTGCAAGCCTAGGTATCTGCTCTGAGTTATTCATGGTTACTCTCCAAGGTTATGAACATTTCCGCACTGTGCGGTTTTGTTCTCATTGCACTAACAACATCAAAACGATGTACCCGAGAATCAGGGCAAAGGTAAACCCCACCACCCCAAGCACATCGACCACCACCGCACGCATTTCCCGCGCACGACGAATCTTTCTACGCCGTTCCATAGAATTAATTGAGGTCATCTGGCACCTCCACCTCTTCGCCTAGTTTGCTTGCGACGTAACAGCGCATGGCGGCTATAAGTGGAGTCGAGCCGTACTGAGTGCATCCGTTGGTCGTATCGTGTTGCTTGCACTGCCAACGCAAATCTTCGTTGGATTCGTTGGGCCACGGGGTAATATCAAGCCACTCCCGCTCAATGATCGGCCCACCTTGCGCCCAATTG